GTTAGGGCTTTTAACATTTTGTGAAATCGCGTAAAGGAGGTGCGTCGATGACGGGGCTAACTCTATCGCCCGAACAGACTGCCAAGGAATTGACCATCAGCACCAAGACGCTGATGCGGCACGTTCGGGACGGTGAAATTTCCTACATCGAAGTCGGGCGTGGTCGCAAACGGCGTGCAATCCGCTTTGCGGCATCCGACATCACCGCGTTTATTGATAATCACCGAAGGACCAAACCATGTCTGTCCAAACAAGAGGGAAAGGCGGGACGTATCACTACGCATTCCGCCTTAAGGGTTTACGATTTCATGGATCGACTGAAACGACCGACCGCGCGCAAGCCAAAAAGTTTGAGAAGGCCGCGCGGGACCAAGCGCTAAAGGACATCCTCACGGCGAAGGAACAGAACAGCCGGCCGTTGACGTTGACGGCGGCCTTTGACCGTTTCTGGGAGGAAGTCGGCCAGCACTACGGCGGCACTTGGGGCAAGACGACATTCACCGCCTTGGCTTGGCTGGTGGATGAGAGAAAAAGCGGCCTTGTGCCGACGACGCTCATCGGCAGACTGACGCCGGCAATGGTGACAACGGCCGTTGCCAGACGCCGGGGCGAAGGGGTTGCCAACTCCACCGTGAACAAGACCGTGACCTTTTTGCTCAAGCAAATCTGGTTGCGCTCGCGCGATCTGTGGGGCCAAACGGTTGAGCCGATGGAGTGGCGCAAACTGAGGCTGAAGGGGACACCGGAGCGCATTACCTCGCTCAAGTCGCATGAGGAGCCGCGACTGATGGCGGCGATGCGGGCTGATTACCTGCCGGTCATTCAGTTTGCGATCAAGTCGGGCTTTCGCAAAGCTGAAATCGTCAACCTCAAAAAGAAAGACATCGACTGGGGCGAGCGCACCATCACCGTGCTGGGCAAGGGCGACAAGCTGGCGACGATCCCGCTATCGACCGAGTTGCGGCAAATCCTTTGGCCGCTGATGAGCAACCCGACCGAGTACGTCTTTACGTTTGTGACCAAGCGCACCCGCAAGAACCCGAAAACCGGCCGCGCCTATGTCCGTGGTCAGGTGGTGCCGATTACTTATTCGGGGCTGGGCAGCGCGTGGACGCGGTACGCAAAGCGGGCCGGGCTAGAGGACTTCCACCTGCACGATTGTCGCCACACCGCTGCGACGCGGCTGGCCAAGGTTGCCAACATCAAGGTGGTGCAGAAGCTGATGCGTCACTCTGACATTCAGACAACCGCCAAGTATATGGCGGTGTACGATGAGGACTTGCGGGCGGCGATGGAAGCGGAAACGGGAAGCCGACAGCAAAGCCGACAACAGGCCGACCAAGAAGCGGTGCAAGTTGTTGACGTGGCTGGAAAAGTTGCGTCGTAAGGAACACTCCCAAACCAGACGCGCTACCAGACTGCGCTATGCCCCGAAGCTAAAAAAGATGTTTGTTTTCTAATGGTTTGCGGCGGTTCTTACAAGAGCCGCCGCAAGTCGTTTGGAGAACGAAAGGGACACAAAAGGACCCGTTTGGACCCTAAACCGACAGCAAACCGACAGCAAATCTGTGAGGAAAACCGGCTAAGTGATTCAGCGCGAACGCAGGTATTGCATCATGTGGTCAAAGGAATTCATCTGTTCCGGCGTGTAGGCGCGCTGATTGAATGCCGCCGGCCACTGCTGGAAAGCGTAGCCCCGGAAATACCCCGGCACCCCAGACATCGTCCGCCAAGCCTCATAGGGCCGTTGCTCGCCCTGATTGGCGACGGCGTGCTGGTACTGGCTTTTCAGAATGTCCTCTTGCCACGGCTGGATCGAGCCGGTGAAGGATTGGTAGGCCTGTTTGATGGTCGGGTCGATGTTGACCAGATGGTGCGACACAACATCACCGAGCACGTCAAGCGGCTTGGAATCTGGCCGGTAGTTTTCGACGCCAAATCTATTTGGGGAGAATTCCGCCGGCCGTGGTTGCTGTGGCGTCCCCGTTTCGCCCGGTGGCCACGACTCCATGTAGCCCTGCCCGCCGCCGGGGTTGTCCTTATAGGCGATGTCGTAGTTGAGCAGCGCCGGGTATTGCTGGCGCGCTTGGTCAAGCAGCGTCGGCGGGGCGTCGAGGAGGTCCGACATTCCGGCCATCGCAGAATACTAGCAAAAAATTATTTTTCAGCGGTTTACACCCTGCGCCGCAAGGACTTCTGCGATTGCATCGGATCTAAAACGCGCGACTTGTGCCCGTCGAGCCTAGAGTCAAGTCGGCCAAAACGTTCAAGTTGCCCTACTGCCGCAAGGACTACTTTGCCAAAACCGCAAAAAGCGTGGACCCCACCTGCTAGGCTTGGCGTGCTTTGAAAAAGCAACGGCCCCCGCAAGGACCAACAAGCGGGGGCCGTCATTCAACCAACCAGTACGGAGCTTATAATGCAGAAAGACCTTAATGCCAAATTGACCGCCGTCGAAGCCAGCCTGAAGCGCTGGCATACCCGTTTAACGCGGGCAGCCAACATGCTGCAAAAGCTGGAAAAACAACGCCGGCGATTGCTGGCAGTACCCAAGCCGAAGCTGCTGCCGGCACCAGAACAAAGGGCGCCCGAATCAGAGCCAGCCATGTTTACGATCCCCGCAAAGGAGTCGGTGATGGGCAAGGAGGATGACAAGCTGGACCTGCCAACCTTCCTCGACCGGCGCAAAGTGAAGGTCGATAAGAAGGCGATGCCGCTCACCGGCAAGGCTGCACTCGACTACATAAAGCCGAAGCGCAAAGCCAAGGCCTAAAGGTCACAAATGAAACGCCGCCCCGGAAATGGGGCGGCGTTTTTATTGCACCGCGCTTGTGGCGCTAACGCAATGCAATTACGAGCAACTGCAAACCACCTTGCCGTTAAAGCCCTGCTGGCAAGTGTAGCGCGTGCCCATCGGGCAAGCCGCCCATGCGGCCGTCGCGTAAGCCAGCGTGAGTAGTGTGATTAGTCCAATTGCAGTTTTCTTCATGGTATCCCCCGGCCCCTGATGATTGTCGCACAGCGGGTGGTGCCAATGTCCGTTGCGCCATCAGTGATTACCGGGAATGGTAGGACTATACAACCCGTAATTCAGTCGGGGGTTTTCATTCAAGGACCATTAGCGCAGAACACGGAAAAACGAAATTAGCGGACGCCAAGCATAGCGGTAATTGTGACCCCAAGGTTTCCCGATTCTCAGAACGTACTTGCCAAACCAAATCCACCAACAGGCGATGAAGCGTTCAACTCTCATGGTGTCGGCCCTTTAGCGGCGGTTAGTGCTTTGCGAGCGATAGCGGCACATTCATAGCCGCTATAGACATGGCCGTTCCCGTCGCCATCCGAAATGTCCTGTAGCGCCGCTCGCAGCCGTTCAATCTCGGCGGCGGATTGCCGCATCATGCTCAATGCTTCCTCGACCGTATAAGTGTCGCCGTTTAGTTCTGTGATGCTGCGCAGCCTCTGCAAAATATCCATCGTCACGATCCTTTAGGCGCAGTTACTACTCCATTAGGCGCGTCCCATCGTGGCGTTGTCCAATAGCAGCACGTCCCAATTAGAGAACGTCCAGATTTGACCTTTTGCCGAACCGCTGTCGATAAACACCACCCACTGCAAATCGGAGTCGTCGCCCCGGTCAATCAGGAACCGGGCATAGCCCGGTCCCTTTGGCGTGGTGAGCCAGATGGTTTGCTCAATCTCAAGGATCACTTGCGACTGTAGTCCAGAAGCTGCTTTGCCCACGGCCGCGCTGCCCCGTCCGGGTGCGATGCGTCCTTGCACAGCTTGGCCACGCCTTCATGGAAGCGCACCGCTTCTTCATGGTTGTCGAATTCGGCAGTCATTGTGACCTTGTGACCGGCCTCGCCGCCGCCGGTGTAGATCGAGAGGTTGAGGCCCTTCATCAGTGTGCCTCCGTCAGCCGGGCGGGAAACATCGGATCGACGTAAGCCTGTTGCGGCCGCGCCCTTGCACTCATCGCCATCATCACCGGCCGGCTGCCACACGCGGCTGCGGTAACGCCAACCTGTGCGTGACCGTAGTCCGAGCTACACCAGCGGCCGCCTTCAAAGAGGCCGTGCGCTTCTGCGATGCGGCCTAGCTCCTGTCGGCTTGGCAGATTGCAGCGGCGATCAACCCGCCCGCGCCCGGTCTGGCACACGTCCAAGGCCTTGCCGCATGGGTGCATGCTGGCCAGCCCGCAATGTCCGCGCCGGATGCCGCCCATGAATTTCACAGCGGCACCGCGTGCTTCCAGATCGTCGATGTAGGCCTGAAAGGTGGAGGCGTACTGCCAGCCGACGCGAGCGGTGGCGCCGGTCTTGTGCGAAACGACAACGCCGGGGCCGGCGCTGTTGCCATTGGCGTCGATAACGTGCTTGCGAGCAAATGCCGAAGTCGCGACTACGCACACAAACGCAGCCGCGACAACTGAAACGAGTCGTCGCTGCATGAACATCGTCCTTATGGTGTTCACCCCGGAGTAAACGCAAAGCCTTCGCTGCCGGCAAAGCCACCACCGCCGCCGAAGCCGCCAAAGTCGCCCATATTGCCGCCGCTAAAGCTGGTGTCGAAGTTCTGCCAGTTGGGCCAGCCTTGGCCGGGCAGACCCTGACTGTAGAACGGCGATAATGGTAACTGCTGCTGTTGCTGCCACGGCGGTAACATTGACTGGTTCTGCGGACCCGGCGGCATTCCCGGTTGCCCCGGTGCTCCCGCTGACGGCGGTGGTGGTGACGGCGGCTGCACAAATGGCAGTCCTGCTGTCGCGGCCTGACCTTGGCCGCGCATGGTTTGCTCCTGCGGCGTTGCTGCCGGCCCGGTCTGGTCGAGGAAGCCCGGCTTATAGCCGCCACTGACGGCGTCCATCATCGCCTTGGCCAAGCCCGGCGGCGTGCCCGGTCCACCAAACTGGTCGGCGTTGCGTGGCGGCCCAGCCGGCGATCCTTGCGGCAGAGCAATAGCCGGACTGCCGCCCGGCGGACCCGAACTGCGCGCCAGTTCGGCGGCACGCGACTGGTCGCGGGTGGCCTGTTCGGCTGGCGTTGCTGCCGGCCCGGTCTGCCTGAGAAAGCCGGGGCTGTAGGGCGCGGTGCTGAATTGGCCAATCGCAGCGCCCAGCCTGTCACCAAGGCCCGGTGGTCCCGGTGGTTGTGGCGCTGGTGGTGGCCCGGCGGTCGCCGGCCCCGGTCCCTGTGCAGCGGCGTAGCGTTGTTCGGTCGCCCGCGCCGCGTCCTGCTGCGCCTGTTCCTGTGGCGTCGCGGCAGGTCCGGGTCGCAGATAATTGCGTGCGACTGGCGCACCCGAATCCGGCCCGAAATTTGGGCGCGGCGGCGGTAGCGGCGTGCCACCGGGACCACCGACATTATAGGGCGGCAGCGGCAGGTCGGTGAGGGTCGAGCCTTTTGGCCCCCCGAACGCTGGCGGCGCATTGGCGATGTCGCGGAAGGTTGCGCCCTGCGGCGGATTAGTCGGAGGCGTTTGCGACCCGTACAGGCCGGTGAGCGTGTTTGGCTTTTGGCGGGACGCATCCAGCGTTTTCAATGTCTGTTCCGGCGCCGGCATGTTTTCGGGCTTGGCCAGTCTGCCGGCAGCATCGGGTGCAGGCGGCACCGGCCCAGTAGGAGGCGGCCGGACGGGCTTGCCAGAGGGGGTGTTTCTGTTGCCCGCGCCGGTTTGAGCCGGTGCCGGTCGGGCCGGTACTGCCGGCCCGATGTCGCGCGTTAGTCCCATCGCCTGCTCACCGGAGCCGCTTGGGTTGACGATCTGACGGCCGGTATTCGGGTCAACGTAGCCGCCTGCAACCGGCATCTGGTTGCCCAGTCCACTGCTGGGCGGTGCCGATGCGGCCTGCGCTGCCGATTGCGGTGCGGCGGCCGGTGCTCGCGCGCTGGCCGGCTTCTGGTCTGCTGGCACCGCCGGACCCGCACCAGCGGGCCGCTGATATGGCAGCGGCACGGTCCCCGTTCCGGTGCCCACTGACGGTGGCAGCCTCTGGTCGGGATAGTTGGTCGATTGCTGGCCGGGATAGACTCTGGTTGGAATTTCCGGCTGCGGCGCAGCTTGCGCTGGCGCAGGTGCTGCTTTGGTGGGTGGCGCTTGCGGTGCGGCTTGCGGCGCCTGTGCCGGCTGGAACGGCGGCGCCGGCACCTGATAGAACGGGGCGCCACCCTGTCCAGTGTTCATGTTGCGGTTGCCCGGCAGATACATTGCCGGATTTGCGCCGGTCGCTTGCGGTCCAACGTTTCCGGTCGGGAACGACGGCTGCGGGTTGATCGCGCCGGTGATGGCTTGCTGTGCCGGCGATCCTGCCACTGCCGATGTCGGCGTCGGTGAAAAAGCCTGCGTTGGCGTGACTGTCGGGCCGCCGGTCATGGTGTCGCCGAGCGGTTTACCCGGTGCTGCCTTGGGTGCTGCTTGCGCGGTTTGCGTCGGTGGCTGGCCTCGCAATTCCTTGACGATGGTCATGCCTTCGTCTGCCGCCCGCGAGTCTTTCCCCTTGGCTTGAATTTCGCCATGGCCAACAATGTTTTGCGACGGGATATTGAAGCGTTGCTGCACGGCTGGATAAAGCTTGCGCGCCGCTTCTAGTGCCGCCGGCGTCGGATTTTCGCCGCCGCCGACAAATGAAATGCCCATTGCGTTGTTGTTGCTGATGTCTGGGCGGTCGCTGCGATATTGCGACCCCGGCGGCATGACGTGGTTGGTGCGCGCGTCGAGCGGCGCCGTCTGGTAAACGGTGCCGTCCTTGTCGATGACAAAGTGATAGCCGTAAGGAACGCCGCCGCGCCCCGGATCACCTTTGGCCGTGCTCAATGCACTTTGTAGATTTTCGCCTCCGGTATAGTGCGACACGATGGCGCTGAAAGGCTGCGCGTTAGCAGTGGCGCTGCGCCCGAAGGTTTGCCCCGGCTGGTAGGCCTGTACGATCTTTAGCCCCGGCACTTCCAGTTGTGGGATTTCCCCCGGCGGGCGTGGCGGGTTTGGGTCATAAGAGGGCAGCGTGCGTGGCCATGCCATCACCGTGATCCTTGGTTTGCGGCACTCATTGCCGCCAGAACGCGATCAAAAGAATTTGGCCCGGTTGGTCCTGCCGGACCCGCCGGCGGCGCTGTCATGCGATTGCGCGCCCACTTTGATTCCAGAATTTGGCCTTCAATACTAGGAAACGCCTTATTGGCTGCGGAACCGACAAGGACGGTCGCAAGCGGCCCAGCGCCGAGCATATGCGCGATGGTGCCCATGATGACGGGAGGCCCGAAACGGGTCGGCACATTCGCCATGATCTTGGCGCCGCCGCCCTTGACCGAAGCATAATCATAGCGCCGCGCCAGCAACGCCAATTCCTTGAGCGCTTGCACGTTATTGCCGCCAAGCTTTTCCAGTTCGCCGGGGTCATTGGCGACAAGGTTGTCGATCTTGTCGGCAAACTGGCGTGCGTTCGGCGCCTTTTCGGCATTCATCGTTGTCCGCAACAGTTCGGACAGGCGGCCGGCGGCCTCTTGGCTCTTTGTAATTGCCTGCGCGGTGTCAAAGGCCTCACCGGGGACGCCGGCACGGATCGCGGTGTCGCGCATCGCTTGTGTCGCCGGCTCGTAAACTTCCCCATGATATTTTGCTTGCATCCCCGGCATATCGAGCAAGTCCTTGCCGAGATTGCTGCGCCAGTTTTTGAATTGCTCGTAGCGCGCGTAAGGAATTCTGGCGCCGGTGGCTGGGTCCACCGGATTCATCTGCTGAATTGCATCCAAGCGCGGCTTTACTGTCGCGTTCCAGTCGTTCGGGTCCATCTTGTTTCGCAGCGCCAGAAGTGCGTTCTCGACCGGCTGTGTCAGCACGGCCTTTTGGCCGACTTGGTCCTCAAGGTATTGCTGCACGCGACCGCTGACATCGCCGCCGCCTACACGCGCCTGTTCGGCTTGGTTGATAACTTCGGCATTTCCCGGTGTGCGCGCCGGCAGCGCCTGCCGCTCCTGCACCAGCGCCTTGCCACGCGCTTGCATCGCGTCGAGCATGGCGTTGCTTTGTGCCTCGATCCCCGGACTCTGCCCCATTAATTCTCTTTCCAGTGCCACGCCTTTGCGATTGGCAAGGGCGCCGAATGTCGGTGGCACGCCCTGATTCTCGCCAATCCTCTGAATGTTTGCCGCATCGGACGCGGCGTACTGGCGCGGGTCGTAGCGCGAGGCGACGCTGCTGACGCCGCGACCGAGCAGACCGGCGCCGGATTGAGCGCCAGCACCACCAAGCAATGACCCGGCCAACCTGCCCGTTTCGCCGTACATCTGGCCGCCGATTTCGCCGCCCAATTGCGCACCCGCAACTGGCGCCGCAACATTTGTGGCCAGTGCGCGGGCACCGGCGAGAATCTTTGGCGCCAGTCCGGGCGCTGCCCGAATAACCGACCTTGCAATAGCAGGTAGGCCGCCGCTCACAGCTTCGGCACCGAATTCAGCGGCGCGTTGCAATGGCGTGGACGCCTGTTCCGGCACGTTCAATGATTGACGAATCACTGCACCCGGTTCGGGGATTGGTTTGAATTGCGTCGGCGCAATCACGCCGGCATTTTCCAGCTTGCCGCGAATATAATCCGCTGGCCAGTTGAGCGGATTTAAGCCGGCGTTGGTCAGGGCGACGCCGAAGTCGGCGGCGGCGATAGGACTAAGGCCACTTCTGGTCGCAAAGCGCGTTGCGACATTGAACGCCTCCGAATTGCCCTTCGGTGCGTCAGCGGCATCGCTGACACTGCGATAGGCTTCCGACATCTTGACGTAGTCGGGCGTGCCGGCCTTGTCCTGATTGTCTTTGAGCCATTGCGCGTAGTCGAGGCGCCGCTGCATGTTTTCGTCGGGCGGCGCTTGCGGCTGTGCAGTCGGCGCGACGATAGGTGCGGCGGCTGGCGCAGCAACAGGCACCGCTGTCGGTGCTGTGTCGGCGCCGGCAATCGGCAAATCCTCTGGAGTCCTGAGAACGAAAGCCATTATTGTGCTCGCTTTCGCCCGGTGAGTGAATCAGCCCAGTCGAGCAATGGATTGCCAGAAGTCGGCGCTGCGTTCGGCGCGGCAGCCGGTGCGGACGGTCTGGTCGCGACGTTGATGCCGCTGCGGTTTGACGGTGGAATAGCCGGTGTTGAAGGCGCTGGTCCTGCCACTGATGTCGAAGCCAATGGCACCGGCGCGCTGCCGGGCTGAAGCACGTTGGCGATGCGGATAAATTCGGAGTTATCCGGCGAGTTGGAAATACCGGACGCATAGGCGCCGGGTCCATAGCGGTTGATTTCGCGCGGGTCATTCTTTTGCGGCTGCGGCATATCCGGCAGAACAGCGCGCGGGTCCAGACCATTGGCTTGCAACCGCTTGGCGGTCTGGTCGCCGATGTTGACGGCTTCCTCAAAATTGGACACGGCGGACGTATAGGCCTGATCCAACATTTGCGACTTTGTCGCGGCGTTCAATCGGCCGCCACCTTTGATGTAGTTGAACCAGCCGCCAACCCAGTTCTGCCATTGCGCCGCGTTGCGGCCTAACACCAACTCCTCGCCGCGCACCGCCGAGCCGGGATCGAACACCTTGGCCAGCGCGTAGATCAAATGCAGGTCGGCATAGCCGGTGTCGTACTTCGCGGCGCGCTGCATTTCGTTATACATCTGGTCGGCGACGCGCGCCTTGGCGACGGCCGGGTCTTGCTGGAAGCGACTGACTTCCTGCTGGTCAAAACCGCGCACCGCCGGCGTCACGGTGACGCCGGGTGCGGGCGTCGTCGTTTGCATCGGAAGTGCCGCCGGTGGCCGCCATATTCCGTTGACAATACCGCCGGCATCCGGCGCGGCCGGCTGTGGCCCCTGTGACGCTCCCGGCGGTTGCAGCAATGCTGCGGTCGGGCCGCCGGTGGTGGCAGCGGCAGCCGGCGCCGTGTTCGGCAGCGCGCCGGTTGCCGATGAGTCTGCCGGGCGCGTGGTGCGGAAATAGTAATCAATCGCCGAATGCAGCGGCGCGTAGGTCGCGTTTGGAACCGTTTTTTGGATACCGACAATCACGCGACCGCCGTTCGGCGCCGGTTCAATCTGTTGCTCAATTTTGTAGAGCTTGCTGTATTTTGCCGCCAGACTTGGCATGCTCTCACTTGGCGTCTGTCCGTTCTGAATCTGCTGGGTCGCGCGCAATAGCGATTCATGGATTGCATTGTCCTCAAAGCCTTGCCCCGGCGTGCCCGGCGATAGCGCACCCATTGCTAGAATTGCGTGACCCGGCGGAACGAAAGCGGCCATTGGCTGTCCGGTCAGCGCATCGGTTTTGCCGCCGTCAGTGGTTGACCTGTAGCTTATGCTGCCGTCCGGTGCCCTGATGCCGATGTTTTCCAGTTTGGCTTCATGGGTCGTCGGCGCCGGCAGTTTTTCTTCAAGCGCACCCATTTGTTGCAGGTAGCGCGGTGAACCAATTGGCGCCGGTGCGATGGACAAGTCTTGCTGGCCGCGTGACGCATAGACGCCTTTGGTAAAGTCCGCTGCTGATTTGCCAAGCAGCGCCGACCCCTTAGTCACCGCCTCGCCAAACCGGGTCTTGGCGCCGATCAACTGCGTTTCCTGCTCTGGCGTCCACGCGGGGCCAGCTTGCCTTTTTTGCTCCGTCAGACTGTCGAGTTCGGCGGTGGCGTCGGCGGCGGCTTGTTTGGCGTCCAGTTCGTTTTGCAACTCCATGCGCTTCTGCGCGCTGGTCTTGATTTGCTCACCGGCCACCGCCGCGTGCAGCATCGTCTGCGGGCCATTGGAAATCGTGTTGCCAAGCTGGGCCAGCGCGTCGCCGATGGTGTTGTCGGGGATATATTGAAGGGGCATAATTTTATCCGCTGGTTAAACCGTGCCGCCGCCACCGATGCCGCTGAACATGCTGGCACCGGCGCCCTTGCCGGCGATCCCGGCAAGCGAGTTGGCAATGCCGCCCCACGGCGACGGCGTCATCTGGATTTTCTGCGGTTCGACCTGCTTGGCGACGTTGTAGGCCGCCAGATCACCGCGCCGGTAATTATTATAAAGGTCGATGCCCTGATTGCCGGTCTGGAATTCCTTGTTGACCGTGTTCTGCAAACCGAATTGCGAACCGCCGTAGGATTGGATTGTAGCCAATGCGGCAATGCGCTGACGGGCGTCGGCCGCCGCCGTGGCCACGCGGCTGGCGATGGCGCCCTTTACTTCCGGCGCGGCGTTTTGCTGTCCCGATAGCAGCATGTCGCCGGCAAGCTGGTCCGGCGTTTGTCCCGGCTGGATCGCGGTTGGCGTGATGTCGGTCTGCACGCGCTGCTGTTCGGTGGTCTGCTGGTCTTTCTGCGTTTGCGCCGAAATCTGGTCGGCCGTCTGCTGCTGCGCTTGCTGCGCCAATGCCCGGTTGGCGTTGTCGCGCGCGGTCGCCTCTTGCGCCTGCTGGCGCTGGTAATCGACCCAGCGCTGGTTGGCCGCCATCTGTTCTTCCATGGCGGACTGCTGCTGCGAATAATTAATCAGGCCGCCGGCAATCGAGCCGACCAGCCCAATCATCGAAAGCGGGTCACACATAGGCTTATGTACTTCTTACGATATTGATGTTGCCGGTCCCGGTCGGCGAGGCCGGGTTTAGCCCTTGGCTGGTGTAGTAGTTGTTTGCATAGCTGTTGGCAGCGCTGATGCCGCCGACCGCAATCGGGTCGAACATGGCGCCGAGCGGGTTGAGGTTGGGCGTCGAAATGGCGCCCTGCTGCACCATGCCGGTGGCGGTGTTGGCGGCCACGGTCGGATCTTCCGTAGCGTATAACTGATTGATCGCCTGCTGCTTTTCGTTGCCGATTTGCGTTCGCAAGGACGCCGCTTGCGCGTCGGCGGCGGCTTTGAGGCCGGCTTGGTCGGTGAGGTTTTGCGTATTGAGGCGGCCAGCGGCATCGACGGCGGCAGAGGAGTTGAGTGTCCCGGCGCGCGCCGTGTCATAAGTGAGCTTGTTTTTTGCCAGCGTATATTGGTTTTGCAGTTGCGGCAGCGTGTAATCGAGCGAGGCCTGCTTGTATTTGTTGAAGAACGCATCATCGAAATTTCCGGCCGAGAAAATATCGTTGACCTGCTGCGTGCCTTGCTGCAAACGCGCCTGCCGGTCGGCTTCTTTCTGCTTGGCTTCTGCCGCCTGCTGCATTTCAAATTGCATCATCTGGTCGTTTGAAGAATGAGATTTTCCGCCCATCACAGCACCTTTCGCATGACGACGCCGATTTCTTCGGCACCGAATTTTTTGAACAGATTGACCAGCGTCGGCATCGCTGCATGGCCACTGGTCAGCGGGATATGCGCGCAAGTGGCGCCGTCAGATTTCATCAGGTCCATGCACGCTCCCACCAGCGCGCGGCCAACCGGCGTGCCGCGATAGGCCGGTAGCGCATACAGTTCGTCCATCACCGCCAGCGGCGTTGCCGAAAAGCTTTCATCGAAATGGTAGGAAATCACGCCGACGATTTTGTCACCGTCAACGGCGATGATGTGCGGCGAAAAGCCTGAGCCGATGGCGCTGGTGAGATATTTTGTGCAGACATCGGTGCTGAATTGCAGCGCCGGCTGATAGTGGCTTTCATTAAAGAAAACTTGGAACAGTGCTACCAATGCCGGAATGTCTGCGACGCTCGCCAGCCGCAACTGGATTGCCGGTTTGGTCTGGGTTCGCTCTGCGGCGGTGCTCATCACTGAGCCACCTGTAAAGGGTAAAATCTTCGCCGCGCCGACCGGAGGAGCGCAATACGGCTTCCGCAACTGCACCGAATTGGGCAACCCATCGGCCCACATCCTCTCTGTGAGCGAGCGCCCGGCACTCGATACGGTGGTAGCCGTTTTCCAGTACAAGCGGGAGCATAAACCGCTTGACGTGCCGTGTCATCGTTAACAGCGCGCGCGGCCATTGGTCGGTGCCGAAGGCGAACGCCGTGCCGACGCCCGGCCACATCGGGCACAGCCCCCAGACGCTTATCGGTTCTGCGTTCTCGTCGCGCGAAACAAACGCCGCCGACGCATACCCCATCACCCTTTCGGGCAAATACAGACCGTCCGGCGATGATGTCGCCGATAATTCGACGCGATCCTGCTCGCGCAGGTTCGCCGCGACGTAGGCCACCGCGTCGAAGGTCGCCGCTTCGACGCGGATCATCCCGTTTCAGCCTTTTCATAATGCACGATCATGTTGGACAGCGTTAAAGGCCCATTGACCGATGAACGCATGCGCAGGCTCATATGTGTTGAATGTCCCTGCATCGGGAAGCGGCCCTTCAAAAACGTCGGGCCGGTGAATTTGCCCAGATAATCCTCTGCGGTGTCATTGTCCGGGTCATAGGAGGCATACACGTCCCACTCGCCGGTACAGGCCGCATCGAGGCCGTGGAACACCTTGAAGGTGGCCGGCTCCTCGCCGGCGTGGAACGGGAACACGATTTCAACCGGACAGGTGTCGTAAACCACGCCGGTATCGGTGGCGCCGCCATAGGCATAAATGTTGTTATTGCTATCGCGCACTACGACGTGCTTGCGGTAGGTGGTGGCGGCGACAATGTTGATGGGATTGCCGCTTGCATCGGTCGGGTCGTACTGCGACCACGCCGTCACCTTGGGGCCGGGAAACGCCGACAGGATATAGACGCGGTCTGGCAAGATGATCCAGAAGCGCCCCGTCACCGGCTGCAACAGCGCGATGATGCTGCTCATAAACCCTGTTCCCTGATCGCGCAGCAATTGCTGCATGACCGGGTCGAGCGGCGACCCGACATCGGACACCGACGCCGCCAGCGAGGCGTTGCGCGCGCGCAGCGAGCGGATGCCATCGGGAGCAATGTAGAGCACGTCACCCGACCCGTATTGCAGCACCGAACGCGGAGCGATGGTGCCGGCCTGTCGCAGCGTCTGGTCGTATTGTGTTTGCAGCGGGTCCGGGTCGATTGACCACAATTGCGTCGCCGTCGATGACAGGATGGCGAGCTTGTCGTAATAAACTTCAAGCGCTTGGCAGTCGGTCATGTCGCTGTCCTCAAGCGACAGGTCGATGAATCCCGACCCGGTTCCGGCCCAGTCATCGGCGGCGCCGACTGCGGAAAAATACATCACCGAACCGGCGACCGTGAACATCTTGGTTTTATAGGTGCGGCAATAATATCCGTTGGCGCCCGCCACGCTGACGCCGTTATAGAAGTGCTGCACCGCGCCATTGGTATCGACCACAATGGAGAACACCTTATTATTGAACAGGTCGTAGTCGAGGATGTACGAAATCCCGCCGGTCGCGAGTTTCAGCGTGCCGACCGTCCAGTCGGCCGGCGGCTCAACCACGCCGGGGCCGTTGGGACCGAACACATAAAGTTTCTGGTTGACCTCGATCAAACCGCTGCTGGCCGGGTCAACGGTGGCAAATTTCACAAACGCAAAGCGTTTTTCGATTTCACCGCCCGGCGTCAGATGCAGGTTTTTCAGCGAGCGCAGCGTGCCGACCGGGGCGGTGAGCGAGGAGCGGCGCAGGTCTAGCCCGGCGGCAAAATTGTTGATGATGTAATACGCCATCGCGCCGGCCTATGACGGGATATAGTCGATGCCCGGCACCGCGTAATTGTAGCGATAACGGCCACTGGTGTAGTCGCGGCCGGCTGATCCTCCCATGTTGAAGTTTGTGCGCTTGTCGGCGCCCTGATTTGCCAACAGCCGGCGCAGATAATTCTGCGCTTTGAGCAACTTCAACTGCGCCGCTTCCACTTTATTGGTGGCTAGAATTTCTGCCGCCGCAAACAGCACGATGGCCTTGCTGTCGAGGATGCAAACGTCATCGTCGGCGACCAGCGGATTGCACGGTGCCGAACCTGCAAAACGCAACTCGCCGTTGACGTTTGGCGTCGGCAAAATTTGAATATGACCGACCGGATTGGTGACGCCGCCGGTGACAACGGCCATGTTGCCCCAGCGCAGCGGCGTTCCGGCCGATGCGTTGAGCCTGACATCGGTGGCCCGAATCCCGTAGGCCAGCGGCTTCCAGTTGCTCCCGTCGGTGCTGAAGTAAATCTGGTTGATCTGATCAAACGGCATATCCGCCGGGTAATCGAACACCGACTGTCCGGCGTTGACGCTGTAATCGACCCAGTAGCGCAGATGCGGCCAATCGTAATTGGCCCACAACTCGCGCTGCTGGCGATCCAGTTGATTATCCTGCGTTGCCTGCGACTGCACGCCTTGCGCCGGGTTGAGCGATTGCCCGGTTTCGGCGCGCAGATCACGCCGCAAGTCGATGAGTGCGACCCCGACCGGCATCAGGCTGGCGTCGGCAGCGTCGGACGCGGATGCTTGCCGGGCTTGAAGGCGGCAGGCGCCGGTGACGGCGGCTGTTCTGGCGCCGGTGCGTCATCCTCCTCCTCATCGTCATCGCCGGGATGTTCGCCGTTGCCGTTACCGTTGCCGGTAGCGGCGACCTGTTCGGGCAGCGGAATGCCGTCACGGTCGGACAGCGGCAGGTTTTCGCTGTGCGCCGGCATCAGCGTTTCCATCAGGAAGGCGCGGCCGGGGAATACCCGCTCGACAATCATGCCGTACTTGGCAATCAGGCGGTCCTTTTCGATGCGCGAATTGATTTCGGCGATGCTGATGGGCTTGATGTCGTAAATGTTTTCTTCGCCGTGCAGCGCGGTCAATACCTGCACCTCCGGCCATGACACCGCATCCTGCGGGCTGAAACTGACGTGCGTCAGATTTTGGCCGGAGAGGTTTACCCGGCAGGTACACCAGTGCATTTTCATTTTGGCTTCCTTTACAAAGTTGACCGCCGGGCCGGGCTTGGACGGCCCGGCGGTTCCCCGTCAGGCAATGTCGATGACAAGGGCGCTGTTGAGGCGCCTTGCACAGAGTTGCCCGGTGGAGGTGATGCCTCGATAGATGAGGTACTTATCGACGGGACGCGACGGCGAGTGTTGATGCTTCCACTCGTCCTGCATCTTGACCAGATAGATGTCGCGATTGTCCCACCAGTAGCAGCGCTTGTTTTTGCCGAGTGCGTCCAGCGAGGGATCGTATTCAAAGTCAGTGCCCATATAACTGATGGTTCCGACCGATACGTCCTTGCCGCCGGCAAAGCCCTGCATCGAGTAGTTGCCGTTGGCGCGCAGTTCAACTTCCAGCGCGTTGAGCCAGTCGCTGCCACACAACGCGGTATTCGGCTTGCCACCGTAGCGGGTGAGTTGCCGGTACTCGTTTTGCAGCTTGGCAATGAGAACGCCGCCGCCGGTTGCAGACGATGCAATCGGTGCGCCGCCCCACGCCGCCAGCGCCGGGGTGCCAGTGACCGCTGACCCCATCGCTGTCGTATAGGCCCGGTTGCGCCACCAAGTGTAGGTCGCACGGTCGAGGCCGGCGACGATGCCGGTGCCGGGTGCGTCGGTGACAAGGGCGGCCATTCCCGCCAGCGCTTTCGGGTCGGCGGTGCCGTTGGCCCAGAGCAGTGCATTAAGCGATTGCGCGTAGCGTTCGCTGATGTCCTGCAATGCGTCATCGAGCAAACCAACCAGCACGGTCACGTCGCGGCCACTATGGTCGCTGGTGTCCTCGCCGTTGGTGTCCACCACGCTGATGCCATCGGCCTTAAGTTCCGAGTGCGTCAGCGTCAGACCGATGTGATGTTCCTTCCAAGGGAACACCGCCTGTTTCAAGTTGGCTGGCGTGTAGTATTGGACCTGATCGTCCAATTGATAGCCGACCAGCTTGTCGTTGGTGCCGATGCTCCCGGTGTTGCCGTAATCACCTTTCACGGAAACGATGATGTTGCCTTTGCCACCGGGGAACGTCTTGGCCTTGCTTTCCATCATCGCAAGCAGGGGCTTTTCCTGAATTGCCTGCTGGAACGCAGTGCCTTTGTTGAGCCAGTAGTCGAGTGCAGCCGTTGTGACATTGTCGAGCATCGGCTGGGTAAAAGTCGGCATTGACGTGTGCCCTTAAGTGTCAGGGCCGCGCCCGTTCCATCGCTTGTACGACAGCATCCCTCAAACTGTTGGGCTGGGGCGCGGCGCCATTGGTGCGGCCAGTGCTGCTGGGCTGTCGTGATGTTGGACGTTTCGGAGGAGTCCACCGAGCGCTGTGCTCGTTCACCCGCCGATACGCTTCCTTTGCGATTTCTACGGCGGCTTCCGGCGAGGGCGGTGCGCCGCGTTCGCGCACCACGCTCCACATCACTTCCTGTAGCAGCGGTTTTTTCGTTGCATAATCCGGGTCCGACTGCGCCGTCGCCGTTTCCCACGCATTGACTCTGTCACGCACGGCTGTCTGAAGCTGATACTGGGTTGTCGCTTGCGTATGCGTGTCGAACTGTTGCGCTTGGCGCAGGCGCTGACTTTCAGACAGCGCCCGGTCCATTCGCTCGCGTGCGAACATCGCAGCCGATTGCGTCGTCATCTGCCCTTCCTGCACTCGCTGTTGCAGGTCGCGGGGCAATTGAATTCCCAGATATTCTTCAGCCAGCCGCATGTAGGGCTGCACACCTTCGTAGAAAGCCTTGAAGTCGCCACGCCGCATTGCAGCCGCGAGTTCAAGCGTGAGTTTGAAATCTTCCTCTCCGATGTCGTTGTCGGAGAGATATTTCTTCACGCTCGACGCCGCGCTTGCCAGCGGCATGTACGCCTTCAGTTGGTCGAGTTCGGTTTTTTGACTTTCTGCGGCAGCCCTAGCTTCATTGCGTTGTTTAACGAGCTTATCGACACGCCGCTTTGTGCCGAGCCGGTACGCCGCTAATTCTTCCGGCGAAACGTCCTCAGACAAATCGGAGTAGTCGTCAGGCGGTGGCGTCGTCGTATCGGATTTTGCATCGGGCGCAGGCTTCACGCCGCCCGCTTCATCGGCTTCTTTCTTCTGTGAGGATCGCAGTTCGGGGACTGCCTGCTGCACAGCTTCAAGAAGTGACTCGCGGGAGTCGCCTTCGGTCGGCTTTGCGCTTGGCGATGGCGCAGATTTTTCGCCGGGGGATGGCGCGCTTGGCGATGGCGCAGTTACGCCAGTGGATGGAGTTGCCGACGACTCTGGTGTCGTGGGTGTCGGTGCCGCGTTCTCAGTTGCGGCGGGCGAAGGAGCATCATCGGCCATGAAGCCGTTGATCCTACAAAGCCCAAACTCCCCTGAAGTCGCGGACACTACGCCGGTGATGCAAAAGGCGCAACGTTAACAGAGTTAGGAGTAGCCGACGCTGTCGTCGCCGTCGTATCCGCTGCGGCGCGAGCAGGCACGGTCCAGATAGGCCGCCAGCTTGGGGTCGTGGATGGTATCTGATTGTAGCGATAATTTTCTCGCCCTGATTTGAGGCACGCTGTCATCGCGTGCAACAGCCATGCCACCGCCGCGAAATGTTCTGTGTGGGATAGCGTGCTCTATCCCATCCAGAACGAGTCGTCGCGGTTTGTTCTCCGGTAACGGCGGGCTTACGGTGTCACCTGCCGCCGCCTTACCAGTGAGCACGGCGCCGATGCGCCTGATGAGATTCGGCCGTTCGCGGTCGAGCATGTGACCGTCCGGCAGACCGCAACGCTCGATCAACCGCTTTTCCAGACCGGCCCAGATTTGCGCCGCGCGTGCTTTTTTCATCCGCCCGGTCCTGCCCCCGCGCCCGGTGGTCCGGGTGACGCACCCGGTGCGCCCGGCGGCGGCATGCCGGTCATCTGGCCGACCATGTCGGGCGGGCCGCCCGGCGGTTGATTCCCCGGCTTGCCGGCATTGGCCGCGCCTTGCGGCCCTTGGGCGCCGCCGGCGGCGGCCCCGGTTCCCGGCGGCACGCCTTGCGCCATGCCGTTCATAGCGACAATCGAGGGCAATTGCGACTTGAAGGCTTGCGTCAAATCGAGCTTGTCATCCAACCGCCGCAACAAATCCTTGGCCAGATAGTTAGGATCAATTCCGGGGATTTGAATAAGCAGCGGATAGATGCGTTGCGCGTTCGCCACCTCTTGCGAGGCGTTCGGGCGTCCCATGCTGCCGGCTTCGACTTCCAGCAGGATTTCCTGCGCGATGTCGCCGCGCGTAAACTGCGGCCAGACCGCGCCCTGCCCGACCACTTTCTGCACGGTTGGCTGCGATACTTCCGCCATCAGGATTTGACCGCCGTTGCGCGCCAGCAGCGTCAGCAGGTCATTAAGATCGTCGATGTTCGACCCCATGCTGGTCATGCGCGAGCCTTCGGCCACTTGCGTCTGCGTCGCGGTGGTGTCGGAGGTGCCGCCCAGATTGGCCTCTTGGATGCCGGTGGTGCGAAGAATGTCCTCGTACACCGGATTGACCTCGTACAGATTGTTGTCGATGCCCGGCCCGGCGTAGGCCTGCAACAATTGCTTCACATCTTGGTTGGGCTGCAAGGCGTTCAACTCGACCACGTCATTGGCCTTGCGTTCCGACAGCTTGGTTAAGTCCTCCTCCTCCATCGAACCGGCCACCACGGCGGTGAACGGCCGCGCGGCGATGCGTTGCTCCTTCAGCCCTTCACGGCAGCGATTGTATTCAAGCTGCATGTCGCGGATGAGCCGCACGTCGGAGGGCGGGAAAATTTCGGTTTCATGGTCGCACTCGTTAAAGATGAGCGCGTACCAAGGATAAAATCGCTCATTGTAGATTTCGGGTGAGGCCGGTTCACGCAAAAAGTCGGTGTAGCCGTCGCACACCTCGTACACCAAGCCGTCCTTGCGGCAGTAAATCTGCCAGACCGAACAGAAATCGCACTGGCGGTCGGCGGCCTTACCGGCTTCGCGCCACTCGTAGCCGGCGAGCATTTCGCGCGCCATCTGCACCGGGTCCGGTCCCTTCAGATCGTAGCGCGTGTAGGACGTGTAACTGTCACCGACATCGACGCCGTAGATTTCTTCAATTTCGTTGGGCGTGAGCATGAACTGCTCGCACACCCAGTCGCTGCCAAGGAAATTGCGTAGCTCGATGGTCTTGGTGTCGGGGATGATGTTGGTGGAGAGCGGATAATCAAAGGTCAGACCTTCGCGCGCGACGAATTCCGACTCCTTCGCCATGTCGTTAATCATCAGCCGCAACTGTTCGGCCTCCTTGCTGTCGGGTTCGCTAATGTCGTCGGCGATGTCGGCGGCCAGCCGTTCCATGGTGGCAAGGCGTTCGGAGGCATCCGCAATGCCCTTTTCCAGATCGGGGCGCTTTTCCATCACCCGCTCAAAGCCGAGCTTCACATAGCCGACGCCGGTGGTGATGGTGCGCCGCACGACAAGCTTCATCATCGACTTGAACGGGTGCGGCTGGTCGGAAACATTATAGGAATACAATAGCTCCAAGGTTTTCCCCAGCTTGTCGAGCATGGCGTTTTCGGCCTTGACGCGCGCCGCGTCCTGCATCACCGCCATGGCGCCCTGCGCCGCGCCCAGCATCTGCGGCGTCATGCCGGAGCCGGTCATCTGCGCCTGCTGTACCATCTGCGCGCCCGACGCCATCAGCGATTGCAGCGTCGATTGCGATTCATCCCACACCGTCGCGTTCATGCGTTCACGCCGCTTGGCCACTGCCTTGGGATTTTTTGCGTACAGGAACGCGGTTTTTTGCGCGACCAGCCGCAGCGTCAAATTGGCCTTATAGCGCTTGTCGGTGTCGTCGCGCGACCACTGATGACCAAAGGCAAAGTCTTGGTCGTCAAGCATGCGCTTGAAAGCTTTTTCCCAGTGCGTCTTGGCGGCCTTGACGCGGCCGGTCCATGCCGCCACCAGCGCCTTGCGCTGGTCGGGCGGGTCGGGCGCGTCGCGCGGAATGTGGTCCTTCTCTGCCGCAAGCACCACGGCTTCCAGCGGATTGACGGCGCTTTCATCCGGCGTCACGCCGTCGAGCGGTGCGTTCGGGTCTATAGCCATCCGTCGAGGTTCCTTTTGACGCGATCAAGCCCCTCTTGCTTTTTGGTCTGTGCCCACAAGGCGCGGAATGTCCCCTCTTGCGCCATTGGTTTTTCCGGCTTCTGGCGGTTGCGCGGTCGCATCTTGGCCAGACCCAGACCGACGAGCGAGAGCGTATCGACAAAATCGTCCTTGGCGCCCATGGGGAATTTCAAAATCTGGTCCTGCGCCTCTGCCCACCAGCGGCAGAACACCGGGAAGTGAACCATTTTCATGGCGCTGCGCGCTTGGATGGCTTGCGCGCGCTGCGTCTTGTCAACCGCCGGCGCAATCGGGTCCATGGCGCAGAACACGCGCTTTTCCAGCATGCGCTTGCGTAAGAAAGGCCCGATTGACTTGGTGATGGCGCCGGCTTCCGCCCACCAGAATTGCGGTTTGTATTTCTCAATCAGCAACAGCATGCCTTCGACGGCGGTGTGGCTGTCCACCCGCATCCACACCACGTCGGGCATGATCCAGACATTGTCGGCGACATCGACGCCGACCACCATCAGGCAGGATTTGTCGCCCTGCTTGTTCAATGTCACCGCGTGATCGGAAGCGCCGTAGAAGCGCATTTCGTCGAACGCCGGCAGGTCGCGCATGGAATTGTAGCCGACCAAATCCTTGGCTTGGAAAAATGCACCGTCGCGCGGTGACGGCTGGCCCTGATAAAGCGCCATGAAGCCGCGCGGGTCGGAGGCGCGAACTTCTTCAAGATATTTTTCATCAAAGCGTTCCGGCCACAACGCCTCACCGGGCGCGCGTCCCAGCACGTCGTTATCATCCGCCAGCGCCGGCAGGTCGATGGAGCGCCAGCGCGTTGCTTCTTCATGGCTGTAATACGGGTTAAGGGGATCGGTGAGCCGGCCTACAAGATCGTCCTCGCTCCACCGCGTTTGAATCATGGTGATGGTGCCGACCTTGTTCATCAGGCGGGTTTTCAAGACTTGGTTGTACCATTGCCAAAGCTTGTCGCGGATGAGCGGCGAGTCGGCTTCCTCGCGGTCCTTGATGGGATCATCGAGCAGGATGGTGTGGGCGCCGCGCCCGGTGATGGCCGAGCCGCGACCAACGCAGAACACAACACCGCCTTCGGTGGTTTCGATGCGGTTGACGGCGGCCGATTTCTTTTTGATTTCGACCTTGGGAAACACCTGCTTGTATTGCGGCGTCTGCATAATGTCGCGAATCTTGCGGCCCAAGTCCCAACTGTAATGCTCGTTATAGGTGGCGACGATGATCGAGCGTTCGGGATGGCGGCCGATGTACCACGCCGGGTACATATTCGACGCCAGCGTGGTCTTGCCGGCGCGCGGCATGATGGAAATTTTCAGGCGGCGGATTTTCCCCTTTTCCACCTCCTCCAACGCCACGCCGATGACGCGGTGAAATTTCTGCGGTGTGTAAACCGAATAGGTCGCGTCGTCGGAATTTTCCGGGTCCGGCATCATTAAGCAAGTGAAGTCGATTAAATTATCGCGCGCCTTCAGGATGGCACGTTTACGTTTGAGCAGGACCAGATGGCGCGCACTCACTTCGCTATCCCTTCGGTCGCCCGACCGGATTCGGGTGTCTAGTGACGTGCTGCGGCACCACTATCTTTTTCGGCGGGCCGCCGGTCATCGGACGCGACGCCGCGTTACGCGGCACCGGCGGCACCGGCGCCTGTTGCTGCACCATACCGGGCGCCGGCGATGAATGATGCGTGTAGGCATCCTGCGTGTTCGACACCTGCGGCGGCGGCCCCGGCGGTGGTCCCGGTGGCGGCAGCGGCCCGCTCGCCTGCGGCCCCGGCGAGGCGGCCTGCGTGTCGGATGGACTGGGCGGATAGAGCGGCGCGTTCGGGATGATCTTGACGCCCGGCGGCGTTTTCGGTGGAGGGAATGCCATAACGTTTTCCTTTCACTGACACCTCAGAATGTTTTGCTCATCATACGAGCAACGGCAGCATGGCTCCGGTAATTTCCCCCAGTCGAAACCCGGCGCGCGGCAGGATCATCTGCACAAGGATGAGGACGCACACCAAAATGAAAATGACCCAGATGATTTGCACCACCTTCGGCGGCAGCGCGATGCCGACAACGGTGCCGAGCACCCAAAGGATCAAGTATATCGCGAGTGCGAGCAGGCAAATATAAATCAGTCCATATATGACACCTTCGATCATGTTAGTGCTCCTTTGGTTGCGGCATGCACTTGCTGCGTTGCGTCGCCGGGATCATCACGTTGCCGGTCGCCGGCGTGATCGGGGAATCAAAGCCGGGACCGCCAGCGCCCAGCACGTCGCCACGGCAATCGGTGCGGCGCGCAAGATCGTAGAACATGCCGACCACCGGGATTGCGGCGATGGTGACGTTTGCGGGTTGCTGCGACGGCGCCTGCTTGTGAATGACAACGTGATGGCGTTTGGCATCGGCGGCCGTGATCGCTGCCAGCAACACCACGATGGCGGCCAGCGCACAGAGAACCGTTTTCATGCGACCTCCTCCTGCGTTCTGACGAAAGGAAAAATAACTTCGACTTCGTCATCGGTTTCGATGCCAAGGTATTCCATCAGGCCAAGGCTGATGTCGGCAACGCGGCCGGTGTTTTCGTTCGGTCCCCAGTCCGCCGGCCATGCAAGGAATTGCCGGTCGGTGCCGGGCGCGCGCACAAGCGCGACGTAGTCCATGCTGGCCAGCATCGTTTTGGGGAATTCGTCGTAGTTCCAGCGCATCGCGATGAACGGCACCGAACTATTGAGGCGGCGCGCCAGCCCGCTGGTGCCTTCCGGCTGCACCGCCAGAAACAGATGCGGCGCCGTGTAAATGTCATAGATGAAGGCAAGCCCTTCATCGGGCGTAACCCCCATGTCGGTCGGGCCGCCGAACCAAGACACCTTGCCGACAACGTTGAGCGTCATGGTAGCGCCCTTCCGATAACTTCCTTAAACAGCATTGATTTGCCGTTGCCGTTTGGCCCTTGCCGACAATCGCGGATGTCCGTCACCAGCTTGCTGATGAGTTCAAGCTGCGTCTTGCTGCGTTCAGTGACGTTGTTTGAAATTTCGCCAAGCACATAAGCTGCCAGACCCAGAAAGCCGACGTTGACGATGAGCAGCGCAATCGCCAGCGGCGTAGATTTCATCGCCTCGATGGCGCTGCTGGCGACCTTGCCCGTTACCTCGACCGGCATGCGCGGTGTTCATTCCTTTTTGGTTGGCGGCGGCACATAGGGATCGGGCACGCCACCGTCAGCGAGCCATTGTTCGTACTCAGCACGATCACGGTTGGCGGGATCGTTCGGAATGAATGCCTGATCGGCTGTGCGGATGACGACATCGTTTTGTGTGAGTTGATAGTCTGACATCACAGCCTCGCGTCCATAGTCAGGGTCGTTAAAGCGCGTGTTGCCTGATATACAAACGGGCTAATTGCGCTTGGGCCGTTGATAGTGAACCCCGTACCGCCGCCGGTAAAAGTTGGTATAACTCTCATTTCAGGCGCTAAAAAAATTGACTGACCGGCAACTGCCACATCGACAACGCAAGTCATTTTTTGAAAATACCGCTTGCACGTCACCAACTCCTGATCGTAACTCCGCATCACATTCGGCGACTGTGCGGCGGTCGGAGCTTGGGTGCCGGGGAGGACGACAAGACCAGTGAGATACATATAATCGGTTGTCGAAGCTACACCGTTGGTCGTTCCCGTAACCCCAAGATAACCACCAGACACCCACGCATTGGCTGGCGCGGTTTGGCCGCTGCCACACATCAGGGCAATGGAGACAGTCAATCCAATCGTATTGTCTTTCGCCCATGTGCCGGTGGTGTCGCCGGGGATGCTGACGGTTTTGTATTCCCACGCTCCTACGGCATTCATCGTGAATGAGAACGGATATGCTCTATCGGCGGCACCATTTCTTATTGATCCAGAAAACGCGCCGGTTCGATTTGTGGCAACCCAAAAGCTGACCGTTATCGGCTGTGCGGCTGCTGTCCCCCAAGCCAATCTGCTAACTCGATAACCTTCGATAGGCTGATAAAAGAAACAATAGTTTCCGGCTGCCGGGCTTGCATTGGCCGTGCTCACGGAAACGTAGGCAGATTTAACAAATCCGGCAGGACCATTTGGTTGCTGCGATACCGGCAGCACTTGAGCACCACTTGTTCCCAGCATCCAGCCATCAAGAATGTATTTGGTGCTACTCACCACCACGGCAGAAGTGCCATTCTCCTGACTGACCTCCATTCCGCCGTTGACCTGTATGCCACTGTACGCCATCGCATCGAACGGGGCGTAGATGACGCCGCTGCTGCTCGACACCGCCCACTTTTCGCCGTCCCATTTATAGACCGGCTGACCGACCACCGGCGGCGATGGATAAAGCTGGCCAATGCTGGGTGAAATGGGAAAATCTAGCGCCATGGTCAGGCTCCTCGCGATTTTTTGCTGGTTGTTTCCGGTGCAGGTTTTGCCGCGCTGCTTGTCGCAGGATCGGGCGTGTTGCCTTGCGCCAGCCACGCTTCATACTCAGCACGATCACGGTTGGCGGGGTCGTTCGGAATGAACGCCTGATCGGCGGTGCGGACAACGATGTCGGTTGTGGTGAGTTGATAGTCTGCCATTAGAGCCTCGCGTCTGCGACCCAGTGTGCCGACAAAAGATAAGTTGTTCCTGACGCAATTTGTGCTGTAATCATCCCGCCGCGCTCGTTGATAGCAAGGATAGTAGCGGGCCAAGGACCGCTTTGTGAATTGTCCCAAACCGTCCCTGCTGTTCCGTTCGTCGTTCCATAAGATGTGAGAGTTGGTGCTGCTCTTTTCGGAATGAACTGCATCCCAAGCCCAACGGTAGTTGTTACAGGGACACTCGCTCCATAATATATAGCCGCACCACCAAGACCTGTGGCCGTTCCGGGCCTTACCGCATAAGGATAACTCTTTTCATAGTATCGTTGGCACATCAGCAATTCCTGATCGAACGGCCGCATCACATTCATCGACTGCGCGGCGGTGGGAGCTTGG